TGAAAGACTTGCGCAAGCTTCCATCCAGATACCTTCTGGAATAGTTCCAGCGACAATCTGTCTTGCTGTGCCCTTTACAGGCTTTAAGTTAACGTGCTTAACGAGCTTAGAATACTTAAGGACATTTTCCTTAATAAGTCCGAGCACAACTTCTGGGATAAGGAGCTCAGAGCCTGAGATTGCTCTTGTCTGTCCCTTGAAGCTTCTAAGTCTTGTAAGGAACTCTTTAACGTCTTCTCTAGCAAAAAACTTATCTCTCTCCTGGATGCTCATTCCGTAGAACTGTCTTGTATCCATATTTTTTCCGTCCTTTCTATCTTCTGGTTCTGGTGTTGGTGTTGGTACTGGTGCCACTTCTGGCTCTTTTTCAACTTCTTCAAGCTCTGATTCAAGCTCTCTGATCTCTTTGTCCAGAGCGCCTTCTTTTTCGTCGTATTCTTTCTTTTCTTCTTCGAATTTTGTAACTTCTTCTTCTACAACCTGCTTTTCCTCGTCTGTAGAAGCTTCTTCAATTGCCTTTGTAAGCTCAGCTTCTCTCGCCTCAAAGTTATTAGTACTTCTAAGCTCCTCAAGCTGCTTTTTTAGATCATCAATCTTCTTTCTAAGCATCAATGCTCTTAGTGCCATATCTTTATTCTCCTTTCAATGCTTTAAGGACTTTGGCTTTCCAAGCTTCGTTTTCGCGCTTAATAATTTCTGCGCGCTCGTTGCTCCTAGCCTTAACATTCGTCTCCTGATAAGCTGGAAACGTACAAACGGATACTTCGTAAAGTTCGACTTCTCTTATTGTCCAATGACATGAGCCATCTTCTTTGATCTCGTAATCTTCGGCCAGAATATCGAAACCAAACGAACACTGGTCAACGTCTCCCCTATTTACACGGTGATATAAGTTCATAGCGTCCTGATCGTTCGGATTGATCAATATGCTACCCCATAGACCGTGCTCATCTTGCCTAAGTTCGAGCGTATGAGCAGTATTTCTTCCAAGTACTAGCGTTGTGTCATGGTTTATAAGTGCTCTGATGTCGCCTCCGAGCGTATTTGTGAATGCGCCTGGTGCAACTGACTCAGATAAGTCGCTTGTTATCTGGTAAACTGAGTTAAATACGGCAAAATAGCCCTCAATTCTAAGTTCACCGTTGTCTTCTCTTGTCGAAAACTTGCTTTGTACAGATCTGACCTGTCTTTGTAATCTATCCATAAATCACTCCTCCTGCAGGAGCTTCTTTTGAAGTCCTGCCATATCATAAGGTATATAGTTTTCAAGCACTCTAAGCTCATCGAGTCCGTCTTTCGGACTCATGCCGATTCTGTCTCTGACTTCATTTCCTGTTACGAATCCTCTATCTGATAACTTGCCATATACATCTGCGAGAGTCTGCAGATCATAATCCATAAGGGACGCAATATTGAACTTGAAATACCACTTTGGATTTAACAAGAGCTTTCTCGTAAGTTCCTGCTCAATACCCTTGGCTATTGGCCTTATGGTATTTGATATAAATGAATTCCAGGCATCTTTTTTATATTCGCCAACTCCTAGAACAAACGGCGGAATACCAAGGATTGATGCAACTGTTCTCTTATCAAGTTCAATAGTTTCATTTATCGCAAGGTCCGACAGAGTAAGAGGTTTTACCTGTTCTACAGAAAACTGCTCAGCCGGAATCATCCAAGGTCTGCCCTTCTCACCTGTTTCTATATAGTCATCTAGGAGCTTCTGTCGTCCTTCTGGTGATGAGAACTCATCTGTTAAGGCATCAACCTTAATAATGAGCGATGGCATGAACTTTGATTCCATGAATGCTTTTTCTGTTGATTTCGCCTGTCTTAAGATATCCGCAACGTCCTTAAGCGCAATCCTAAAGCCCTGCCCTTTCCAGAGATATGTTTTATCCTGGTTAAGTGTGAAGTGAAGGATATCGCTATTTCTGTAGGTCTTGGTATCAACAAGGACCTGATAATCTGTATATGTTTCATTCACGAATGAATATCTCTCGGCTGCTACAGGTTCTAAATCTCTTAAGTATCCCTTTCTCGTGTGAGGAATGACGATAGAGTTACCGTCTCCATATAACATGAGATTCATGACAATTGCATTCATCCAGGCTTTTCTCGTCATGTTGCTGGTCGGCTCTATATCAACCTTGCGCGATAGTTCATTTATGATTCGCTCGTCGCCCCTGTCGCCGTTCGACATGAGATAGATTGTCATGGTCGATATAAGCTCGGCTATCCTAAGGCATCCGGCGATTATTTCAGGGTTTTTGTCAAGTGACCTGTAACCGCTACTACATAAGACTTTCCATGCTTCATCTGACGTTAGGAAGAACGTCTGCGAGCTTCTTTTTTGAGTCTGATTTTTTTTCTTATATCTTTTCTTGCTCATGCATCACCCCACCAGCTCTTAGCTTTGCGCTTATTTTCTTCGTCATTAAGTGATCTAACAACAGCAAAGACGGATGCGTCGAATAGGTCGATTCGCAGGTTTGGCATTATCTTCTCAAACTGGATCATGTCGTCGGTCTTCTCGACCGCCTTAACATTTGATACGCAGTATTCGTATGCCTCTGAATGCATATAGTATAGATTTCCGTCCTTTGCTGATTTCTCTATATATCTAAAGCCCTCAGACTTAAGAAAATAGTACTGAGGCTGATCTATTATGTTGAATTTCTTTGATTTCATTTGCAGGAAGAACTCTCTGGCGAACTTCCTATCATGTCCTACCTGCTTAATCTTGAATCCCATGCTTCTCATCTTCACGAACCAGTTGACGATATCTGATACTTCAACTGTCGGAGTGTTTGACATCGTAAGATATCCGTCATCCTCCCAGCCAAACAGCGGAATGTTATCCTCATCGGCTTTCTTATAAGCTGCCGTTCGTGGGAAAAATGCATGAGATATGATTATATCTGTATCGTTATACTTGCCATAAAGTACTGCAGCTGTAAGGTCGTGGAGCTTTGATAAGTCAGCGCCACCGTACCACTCAACAGGAAGTTTTGACAATTCCTCAAGTGTCCAGGAATATTTCCTGTCGGACCTCTTAAACTCATCAACGTCAAAGTATGCAAGCATAGCAGCTGTGTAGATGTTAAGTGACCTCGATAAGAAGTCCTTTCTTTGCTGCGGATCATTTTGAGCCTGCAGAGCTTCCTGCAGGATGTCCTGTGGTCTAATTGTCACTCCGTAATTCGGATTTGCTTTCATGTGCTGGATAGGATTTGTGTAATCAACATTTCCTTTCTCATCCATATCTGCCTGAGCAACAAAAGAAAAGAGACTATCATCTTTGACAGTCCCTTCTGCAACTTTCTTGGCATATTCCATTCTGCGATAACCGAACGAATTGATATTATCGCCGGCTGTTGTTATTCCGATCATGAGCTTATTGGTATAAGCTTTCATGGCTTCTTTGAATCTGTTGTACTGTGCAGGCTTCTTATATGCTGCAACCTCATCAGCAATTGCAAAGTTACAGTTAAAGGAATCCTGTGAGTCCGGATTCGATGCAAGCGCTATGATCTGAATACTTCCGTCTTCATTTCCATGCTCATCTCTGAATGAATAGCTGATATCATGGTCCTGATTGTTATCTCTTATCCTAAATTCCTTGGATATTCCTTTGATAACAAGGCTCTGCTTAATAAAGTTAAAAGCTTCGAGTGCCTGTTTAAGAGCATTGGCCACAATATAACACTTGGAACCGGAATGCCTCTGGATGATGGATACAGCCCATGCGAGTGCGGCGATAAAGGAAGTTTTCCCGTTTTTTCTTGCCAATACGATACTGGCTTCCTTATATCTTCGTTCATCCGTTCCGGTGTAATAAAATCCAAGTAAGTTAACAGCGATGAATATTTCGAACGGCTCTAATATAAAAGGCTTTCCCTTGAGTGGTCTGCCTTCTAAGTCTTCGCCTTGGTTGTGTACAAGTGTTCTCTCGATTAACGAACATGCAGCTGTTGCATCATGCATCCTAAGCTCTATATCGTCACGCTCAAGATCGCTTAAGAATCTCTTACATGCATATACAATATGCTCTCCTGCGACTTTCTTTCCAGATACAACTTCGTTTGTATAGTCGATTGCAATCTGTTTATAATCCTTAGATGCCAATGTCCTTTAGAAGGTCGTTGAATCCGGCCTTCTTCTCCTTGAGTCCATCTTCATTAAGCTTCTTAAGACCTGCAGGAGTAAGTCCAAGATCTCTCCAATATGCAAGAGCTGACTTGTTGAGTTCATCCCAGAGGACCAGCGCAGGGTTCTTTGTCGGGTTCGTAGAACCGCCTTTATTTGTGTACTCAATGATGGGACTTGCTCCCATCTTCAAATACTCTTCTTCTGCCTCATCTCTCTTCTCAAGGATACCTGCGAGCGACTCAATCACAGAATCGAAGAACGGCTGATATGTCCCAGCTTTCTTGCAAGCTGATTTAATTTTGCTTTTCCACTTTTTCTTCTCCATAGTCGCCCCTCACAATAAGCTCTATGTCATATTGATGTTTTTTAACATAAAAATGCCCTCTTACAAGGTCCCCTTTGATAAAATTTAACCTCGTGGAGGGCTGTCTCTTATACACATC